GTTTCACCTGCAATAGATAATTGATTCCAACCACCTATTTTTTCAGGTAATCCATATCTAAATCTAACAAAATCACCATCTACCCATTGAGATTCAGCTCCTGAATCTGTGACCATCTTGTTAAAACCAGGCTTGAAATTTAATTTTTGTAGCATATAGTGCTTTATATATTAGTTTTACAGAGAATGAAAGTCGCAAAATGATTAGTTTATTTAATAAAAATAACCCATTAGCAGAAGAAAAAAATTCTTTATTTATTACTTATCCAAGAACAGTAAATATTATATTTGGACATTATCCTTACCCTGATCTTATTCATAATTTTATGATGGATGTAAAAAATAATTTAAATCCAAAAATGGAAAATTATACAAACGTAAAAGGTGGAATGACGGATTGGAATTATTTTGTAAATAAATCTAATTTTATTAATTTTATGACTTTTCTTATTAATAAACATCAAACAACTCATGCTGACATATTTGAACATTTTTTAGAAAAAAATACTATTGAAAATGCTTGGGGCAATGAAATAAAAAAAGGAGATAGTTTAGATTATCATATTCACCCTTCTCTTCATGGAATCTTATATTTAACAAAAGGATGTGATTTAATACTTCCTGAATTAAATTTAAAAATAAATCCTGAACCAGGAGATTATTATATATTTCCACCTCACATACTACATGGATTTGATACATCTCAAGAAGAAAAAAACAGATATAGTTTAATATTCAATATTTCTCCACATAAACATTTTGACTATAAAAAAAAATTAAATGAAAGATAAAACAGTTAATATAGATAATTTTATAGGAATTTATGATAATTACATTCTTTCAGAGGAATGTGATAAAGCCATTAAATTATTTGAAGATCAAAATAAATTTAATAATACTATTAATAGAATAGGTTTTGAAAAAGCATCTGTTTTACAAAAACAAGATCAACAATACTTTGCAGCACCAAATAATATGAATGTATGGTGGGAAGAGTTAAAAACAATGATGTTAAATTTTGATTTAGCTTGGAATCATTATGTTAAAAATGTAGGAGCTGATGATGCTTATGGAGTTCCTTTTTATTTTACTTCTTTAAAAATTCAAAAAACCTTACCTACGGAAGGTTATCACGTTTGGCATATTGAACATGGTAAAGGATTTGATAATGAACCTAGAGCTTTTGTTTTTAGTATATACTTAAATGATGTTGAAGAGGGTGGAGAAACAGAATTTTTACATTTTTCAAAAAGAGTAAAACCAAAAAAAGGAAGAATAGTTATTTGGCCCGCTGGATTTCCATATCTACATAGAGGTAATCCTCCTTTATCTGGAGAAAAATATATTTTAACTTCTTGGATGATGTTAAGGTAAAATGGATCATACTGAATATATTGTTGAAATAAAAAAAGTCATAAAACCTGAATTAATAAAAAAAATAATTCCTTTCATAGATAATAGAGCTAATAAAAATTTAACAGTCGAAGAGGGTGTAAACACTAATATAAGAAACGTTAAAGGACACACTTTAAAATCTAATAATAAAACTGATATTTTTTATTTTAATTTAATAAAATTAGAAATTGAAAGACTTTACATGTTTTACAAAGTCAAATTTCCATTTGTAGATAGTAAAAAAATAAATCAAATAGATATACTTAAGTATCCACCTGGAGGAAAATACAATGTTCATACAGATGATTCGTGGAAATGGCCAAGACAAATTAGCGTTATTATTAACCTTAATAATGATTATGAAGGAGGTGATTTAGTTTTCACAGATCAACAGAAAAAAGAAATAAAAAGATTAAAATTAAATAAAGGATCTATCGTATTTTTTCCAAGTAATTTTATGTATCCACATGGTATATCACCAATTAAAAAAGGGACACGCTATAGTATAGTAGCGTGGCTTCATTAAATTACGTTTTTATAATATAAATTAATGTTAAATAAGGTTGTAAAACTGAAGTTGCATCACCAGAAAAGTTTGCACTCATGTTGTGAGAGTGACCTTGTCCAGATCCTGTGCTTGATAAATTACTATTAGCTATTCCTGATTGAGCAGATCCTAAAGCGTTATTACCACCTCCAGGTGTACCACCTCCAGATCCTAATCCATGAGAGTGAGAAGCAAGTTGAGCCGTAGATAATGTTGCATTGGCTGTAGAACCACCAACATTTCCAGTTGCGGTTACAGTGTTTGCGCCTCCAGTTGATCCTAAAGCTTTAGTACCAGATTTTGAAATACAACATTTATCTTGTAAATCTGGTAAACCAAAAGTACTTGAACCATCGCCTGAACCGTAAGTAGTTCCTATTTCTGCAAATAAAGTTGCGTAAGTTGATCTTGAAACATTTGCACCATTACACTCTAAGAAACCTGTTGGAATAGAAGCAGCAGTCCAAGGCACTATAGTTGCAGTAGGAATTAATTCAATGCCTGTAAGATTTGCGGCGTCGAAATCGTATTTAGTTGCTTCGTAATTAGACACAGTTCATTTCTCCCTAAGTTTTTATAATATAAATTATTGTTAAATAAGGTTGTACAACAGACGTTGAATCACCTGTAAAAGTAGCACTCATGTTGTGAGAGTGACCTTGTCCAGAACCAGTGCTATTGCTAGAAGGAGATCTTTGTTGTTGACTAAATCTTTGCCAATATTGAGTAGACATGGAATCTGCCAGACCAAGTTGAAATCCACCATGAGAGTGAGAAGCAAGTTGCGCTGTTGATAAAGTTGCATTAGCTGTTGATCCACCAACATTTCCAGAGTTTGCAGTTGCGTTTGCACCTCCAGTTGATGCTAAAGCTTTAGTACCAGATTTTCCAAGTGCTACGTTGTCTTGTAAATTTGGTAAACCAAAAGTACTTGATCCATCTCCCGCACCGTAAGTAGTTCCTATTTCTGCAAATAAAGTTGCGTAAGTTGATCTTGAAACATTCGCACCATTACATTCTAAGTAACCTGTTGGCACTGAAGAAGAAGACCACGGTATAATAGTTGCCGTTGGAATTCCTACAAGTCCGGTGATATTACCACCGTCGTAATCATATCTTGTAGCTTCATAATTTGCCATTTATTCTCCTATGAGGAATAAGACGTAGGTCTTGCACCTAATCTAGTAATTTTTTCAGATTCAGTTTCACTCTCAGCATTATCTTCATCCCAATTAGATTGTAATTCAGATAAATGAGCTGCGTCCCATTTATCAATAAATTGAGTTTTAAAATCTCCTAAGTTAGCTGCCGTCCATGAAGTATGAGCTGTATTATCTCTATATTCTACACTATCACTATAATCTTCATTACCTGAAACATATTGAATTGCCCAAATATTTGACCATTTAGAATCGTTCCAAAAAGAATCATTGTTGATTTTGTGCCCTGCACCTTCATTAGCACCTTCTGAGTAATTTTTAATAATTATTTTATCATCAAATACTACTGTCCAATTTGCGTTAGTTGCCATTTTTTCTCCTTTAAGTTTTTATAATATAAATTATTGTTAAATAAGGTTGTATAACAGATGTTGCATCTCCTGTAAAGGTCGCAGACATATTATGTGAATGACCTTGTCCAGATCCTGTACTTTGTGTGTTAACATTAATTTGCTGTGTTTGAGCTCCTTTAACGTTATTATTTCCAGTAAAACGCGCACCTGTAACTCCATGACTATGAGAAGCAAGTTGCGCTGTTGATAAAGTTGCATTGGCTGTAGAGCCTGCTACGTTTCCAGTTGAGGCTACAGTGTTTGCTCCACCAGTTGACGCTAAAGATTTAGTACCAGATTTTCCAACAGGTATATTATCTTGTAAATTTGGTAGACCAAAAGTGCTTGAACCATCACCTGCGCCGTAAGTTGTACCTATTACTGCAAATAAATCAGAATAAGTTGATCTTGAAACATTTGCACCATTACATTCTAAAAATCCAGACGGTACTGACGAAGAAGACCATGGCATAATAGTTGCCGTTGCAATTCCTTGAACACCTGAAAGGCTAGCTCCATCAAAATCGTATTTTGTGGCCTCGTAATTAGACATTTATTATTTCTCCCTATATGTCCAGCCAGTAGTAGCGTCTCCCGAATAAACTAAACTAAAGCCAGCACCTTGTGTATTAACAACTAAATCCGCAGCTGCATTAGCTATATTTGAACTATTTCTACCAACAGTCAATGCGTTAGTATTAAAATCATATCCTTGATCTATAAATGAAACTTCATCACCTGCACTTGGAGAAGCTGGTAATGTTACTGTAACTGCTCCACTATTTGTATTTACTAAAAGTTGAGCTCCAGCTTGAACTGTTTCTGCTGCTGAAACTGCTCTCCATTTTCTAAGTTCACCTGCT